CGAATACACTGTCAAATAGTGTTAACGCGATTTCCATAGTTATATCCTATAGAGCTGTCTCAAGGTCACCGTGGTTGCCATCATGAGTAGGTGCTTCCCAACCCTCAGGCTTAATTAGATCTGGCAAACCGAATGGGTTTGGTCGACCTTCTTTGATACCAACAGACTTAGCCATGTTAGCTTCGAAGACACGATCCCATGCTTCATTGGCATCTACTCCAAATACATCGAGTGTACCAATAGCGAAAACGCAGAGATCAATAAGACCATCCACAACTTCCTCAGGATCATTTGCCTCGAAGGCATCGAATGTTTCATCTAGCTCTTCTTTACACATTGCAAGGCGGAACTGAAGGTATTTTTCCATCAGGTCTTTATTGCCTTTATTATTTTCAAACCAATCACGCACACCAAACTTGTGATGCATCATCATAATATCATTTGCCCAATCAGACATCTAGGTTACTCCATTTCTTAAGTTTTTCACGTTTAGCTTCGGCACACAGATAAGATCGATCGAGATCAACCAGTCCATACTCTTGCAAAAGTTGAATCATGCATAGCACATCTCCCACTTCTGACTCGAGTCGATCTGACTGTTTATAGCCAAATCGAATCACTTTAGATGCCTCGACCGATAGTTCAGCACATTCTTCCATCAAGATTGTAAGAAGTTCTTGCTTATTATCCATTACATTATACTCCATTTGGGGGTGTTTGTACACCATTAATTTAAACTATTTAGTCCCATAGTCCTTCATAGTATTTTCCGAACAAGCGGAACCCGTTCGACACACGTTCACGGTGCTCCTTGAGCCCATCCCAATCAACGTGTTTAAAGCTTCCTCCAAGCGGCTTTGTCTCATCATCAATCCACTTCCCGAAGAAAGACATCTCATCATCTTCCTCCATCTTGGATTCAAATGCAAAAATCATTTCATCCATAACCCAATCCCACGCCTGAAAGTGAAACTTGTCAGTATCGTGGTCTTCTGGTTCTTTATAACACTGAAGTTCTTCGGGCCGATCTTCCATATCAACGAATGGTGCCCCGTGCTTAGTTTCTTTAAGTTGAATAAGCATTGGGTGCACGATGTAGGCAAGCGTGTGATCCATACTCCAAGTGTCGTACCGGTGGATTTTAACTTTACGGTTAACTTCTTTATTATCTAGGTACAAGTTAATTGAATGGTTATAAATCCACTGCAAAGCATCTTCGACCTTTTCAAGAAGTGCCTCAAACTTAGTAGTATTCTTTTCCCACTGATAGCCATACTTCTTATTCATATAATTATAATGAATTTGAGAAGTCCAACGATTTATATATGGACCAATATTAACTTTCATTTAAAAATTCTCCAGCTGTGAGGAAGTCCAACACAAGATTAATAGCAAGATCAAGGCTTTCTGCTGAAAGCTCTATATCATTTCTTTCAATCGCCGTATTAAAAGCAAAGGCAACGTCTTCGTATGTGGCATTTGTGTAAATTTCATCATAGTCCCAGTATGTGACTGTGAAAGTTACGCCATCTACCCGCATGTAAAACAGCATACAATCATCACCACCGTCGGTATTAAGTATTGCTATTGTCATGATGTATCTCCCTTTGTTGTATTAGTTATACCACAATCAAACAGAGATGTAAACCCCTAAAATGCACTTTTTCATATTATTTTTCATTTGATAATACCCTTGTTCTTCAACATAAGATATTGCCCAGCTTCATAGTAAGTGCATCTAAGTTTTTTGGCAAGGTCTCGTTGCTCTTTTTCCGCTGCCTCTGCTTCAAGGTCTCGTTCGGTCTTAGCGATCCAACCTTCAGCACGAACAATTGGAGAACCTAGGCAATCTTCGTACGGCTCCATAGTCGATTCAAATTTAAATGTGATATCCTTGTATCCCATCTTATGTGCTTTAATGTGCATTCGTCCTAAGATTTCGTGGATTTCTGTGCGTAAATACTCTCGATGCTCACTCAGAGTTTCATCCAGTTCATAGATGGTCACGTGTTTCATGTTGTCTTCCATATCAAGTTGCCCTTAGCATTTTTGGGCAGTCCAAAGCACCGCACATATAACTCTGGTTGTGAGTAAAATCCATTCCACATTTTCGACACACATTCGAAGAAGTCTGAGTAGGAATAGAACTGCCTTTTATCATCAAATATTGGATAATCCACTCAAGGTCACGTTCAATCTTATCCAGTCTACGAATATACTCTTCCTTGTCACTCATTTAATAATCCAATCCATATTCATAAAATCCATATCCTCTGGCATCAGTTCCCAGCCAAGTTCTTTTAGTTGTGTTAGAGTGCCTGCAATGTTCATGCGCACGATATACGATTCTTTATGACACTGATAGCAAGAACCTGAAGAACCGTAGAAATAAAAGAAATCTCCGCTTTCATGAACTTTGACAATACCACTATTCAAGCGCCACGAGTCGCCATCTAAATATCCACCACTGGTTCCCACAAGAACACGATAGTGCGGTTCGGTTTCAGAAGGCGACTTAACAACCACCCAGTTATCGCATTTATACATTGTGTCACTCATTGTGTTTTTCCTTCATACTTCGCTTTAAGTCGTTCTAACTCTGCTCTTTCTTCACGTTCTCTATCTTCCTTTAACCATGCAATAGCCCGATCCAATTCATAACTACAAGACTTGTTCAGACAGGCAAACCCAACTGGGCCACAGTCAGATAGAGGCGTGTCACAACCTTTGCATAATAGATCATCACTCATCGTCTTGTCCTTTCAGTTCTGCCAAAAGGGTTTCTGCAAATTCCATGTTATTCCTATGGCTGCCGTCGGACGCATTGCGCCGCACCTCAACGTCGTTGTGATAAAGCACAGCAACGTCGAAAGCTGTTCGCACGCAGAGGAATTTATGATCTCCAGATGTCGCCTCATAGGTATCCATAACAGGATCTCTCTTCCAAATTAGATTGTCACTCATCGTCTTGTCATTTCGTTGTGCTGCTTAGTTCTGCGAGGGTGGTTCTAGCACGTGAGCCACCATCAAAACCGCAGATGCCACCACTTCCGTCGCTCCACCCGCCGTAATATTCCAAAGTCTCTACCGCCTTCGCCAGCTTGGCTTCCAGTTCCTCGATGCGGTCAGTGGTAGCTTTGTAATCTTTATATTTTACCCAATCGCCATCACAGTCTTCCGCCATCTCTGCATATGTTCGAGTGTGGTGGTAGTCCAGTTGATACCGCTTTACCAGATCATCACTCATCACGATCCCTCATAGCTAATAGTGCGACCAGTATCTTCATAAATCATTGACCAACCGCATCCATATGCAGGGACTACCTCTACGAATTGTGGCATTTGATTATCATCTTTAGGTCCATGACCACCGGTCAAGAAATATGCACCACTCATTTCTGGTGTTGCGTGTTTAAAACGAATACGTTCACGTTCATAGATTTCAAGGCCTTTGCGCAGTTTTTCGTTTTCGGCTTCCAGTTCCTCGATGCGGCCAATAAGCATTATGTTGTCCGCCTCTGCCTGCTCAAGCTCTGCCGTCACCTCTTGCAATGCGTCCCAGTCCTCCTGATCGTTAAGGTACTTGTTGATTGCGTATGTGTTTCCGTCAGTCATCAAACTTCCTCCACAAATATCTCAGGGTTGCTACCATCCTCGTTACGTTCAATGCGGTAGACGCAGAGGCGGTTTTCTGTAGCCCCACGGTTCACTTTATTTGAAGCCCCGACCCAACCCTCGTAGACGTTGTGCCACGTTGTGATGCCTATTTGGATGTCGTGAAGGTCATATTTACCCTCATCATCAGGCCAATAAGCCCCGCTTTCTGCGTAATTACAGGCGCAACCCTCGTCATCGAAACCAACCAGAGGTCTCTCTTTGTTGTAATAAGAACGCCCCAAGATAGTGACCTTGCTTCCAAATCCATCAACATACTCTGCGGGGAACTCTGTTGGCGGTGTAAATTTACGTTTAGTCATTCTGTTTTTCCTTCATGATCCACAAATAGTTTCAAAGTTTGACAGTCATCTTGGAGTTGATACGAAACACCTGTTACATTATGCTTTGTATAAACACGACCATCGTTATCAATTACTTCAACACGATTAACACGAGAGAAGTCTCGGGCTTGCTCAGCAAACCACTCAGGACTCATTGGTTTACGATTCGGTGGAAGGGGCATCTACAAACTCTCCATTAACGATTTTCATATATTTCGCAGGAGCACTCAAGTCTCCAACACGACGAAAGTATGCACGACCGCCATCTACTGCGCAGTTGCCAACTTGTCGATAGTCGTGACGGTGTTGAGAGTATTCCCAACCCTCTGGGCCTTCAAGCATACCAAACTCAAGGTCTTCAATTTTATCAGCATTTGTAATCATAATCTCAGCGTTGTCTGAGTATGGATTACGGTATAGAGCAAAGTAGCGATTACCAAACTCTGGATGGGGTGTCTCACGATAGAAGACATCAGCTGCAAATGCTGCATGCTCTTGAATAGCTGAAGTGCAGACGTACTTAACACCTACTCCATCTTTTTCAGAGTATAGCTTGCAGACTTTGTCTGTTTCGAATAGCGGTTCATGTTTAATCATCATGTGTCCATTATATAATAGTTACGCGGGTTTGTACACACTTTTATGCAAAAAAATCTTCGAGATTTACAACAGGTTCAGAAGTCCAGCCGATTGCCTCAAGGATCGGGTTGATCGCATCAAGAAATGTCTTATCAAACATCAGATTGTAATCGATGTATTTGTGCAACTGAAACTCGGGAGGAAGATAATCAGGGAAAGTGATTACGTTCTCACGAATCGGGTTTGGTTTTTTGAGGTAGCAGAACTTTACCTTATCACCATTCTGGATCTTCTCGTACTCTTTGAGACCCTTAGTAAGGATGACGTTATTATATAGCAAAGCACCACGGACGTGGATTGGTGTACCTTTCTTATAGATGGCAGCACGGTCTTTCCACTTGATTACATCAGACACACCACGAGGGAACGATATCTTCTCGGGAGGAAGAGACGTAAAGTGATCACGGAACTGCTGAATCGCACGTTGAGTATTTGTCTCAGAGCCAGTCATGATAACCTTAAACAAAGCTTTCATGCCATCACGACAGACCTCGGGAGTAGAAGACTTAACAGCTTCGATACCCATGATCTTGAGCTTAGGTTCTTTGTACTCAACACCTTCTGAGTTGTGAACGTTTAGGATGTAACGTTTCTTGGCAGTCCATACACCTTTATCGGCAATAACCTCACGCTCCATTACCATCTTTTGCTGGTAAGAGTTGAGCTGAGTTGCCATACCATCATATGACTTGGCAATAAGAGGTTCGAACTTATCAGACACGATCTTGTCAATAAGATCCACAACCTCTTTGACAGGCCGATCTTGCATACCAAGCTTCTTGACAAGAGGACCAAAGTTTACATAGTTTGAATCGGTGTCGATTGCAATCACATAGTCTTTGTTCTTAGTCTCGCACACCTTGTTCATGAAATCGTTGAACGTCTTCTCAGCCCAACGAATTGCAAGCTGGCCGGTAAGCGTAATACCCTCGGCCATACGCAGATCGAAGTGACGGAACCAACGGTTACCCATTGCACCATAGAGTGAGTTCATCAAAATCTTGGCAGCCATTTGCTGATTGTCAAGGGTAGACACCTGCTTCTCGAGTTGATACACTCGTTGCTTATCAGTCTTATCTACGTTAACCAGCTCTTGCTGTGCACCAAGCATTGCTTTCTTGGTTGTCTTACGTTCGGCATAGATCTTCTCAATAATCGCAGGAATGATACCTTGACGATCTTTACGATACAATGTGCCGTTAGCTGCCATGGCAAGATTATCGGGATCAGGATTGAGACCGTTGCGTTGAGTGAGGCATGAGTCAACATCTACACCTGGAACAATATCATCGATAATAGTCTCGGGAGACATATTACACTGCATAATAATGTGAGGATAGAGTGAGTTCAAATCGAAAGAAACAACCCAGTCGTGCATGCCAACCTTTGGAGGTTTAACATAACCACCGGCAAAAGCAGTCTTCATCCGCTCTTCGTTAGGCTGAACCACAATACCTTTGTCATGCAGATCACGATAGATGATCGAATCCCAGATAGCGGTAGTGCCTAGTGTGTCACCATAGTTGACACCACCACGGTAAGCCAGAGTCATTGCAAGGTTAATGAGACCCATCTTGTCATCGAGTTTGTATACGATACCAACGTCTTTGATGTTATAGTCACCAAACTTTTGAGGATCTTGCTCATACAAGTCTTGCAAGTCTTTGTACTCTTCGTACGAAAGCTTCTTCTCACCCAGTTCAACGTGGGCAATATGGTCAAGTTTGTAAGATTCTTGGGCAGTGTAAGTAAATTTCTTGTACAGCTCAAGGTAGTCAAGCTCAGTCACGCCAACAATATCATAGTACTGTTGCTCACGACCATTGATCTTTACAGAACGTTGGCTGACACGGTTCCAGGGGGAAAGTTTGTTGGCATACTCCTCGCCAAGAAGTTTGACGATACGATTGACTACGTATGGAGTATCGAAGAACTTACAGTTCCAACCAGTAATAATGTCTGGTGTATTTACAGGAGAAGACCACCATCCAAGGAAGGCAGTCAATAAGTTAGCTTCGGTTGCACAATAGAATGCTTCTACCTGTACTCCGTCAAGATCTAGTTCTGACTTAGAACGATCCCATTCTTTGAGGTACCAGAGGTAGTAAGTATTGTTTTGATTATTGCGATAAGCAATTGCATTGATGGGGTTGTTTGCATCGGCAGGATCTGAGTAACCGTCTTCGGTTTTCATCACCTCGATATCGTAAAAGCCTACGTTCACTTGGTCAGGATCAAATGCGATCTGGCCAGGGAACTTCTCTTGAACGAATTGGGTAACATAGTTAGTGTTACCATACACCTTAAAGTTAGGCATATCTTTATAGCGATCGACAAAGTCTTTTGCCTCACGCATGTCATCTAACTGTACGCCAGATACCCTTGCGCCGTCAAGCGCAAAGGTTTCTGATTTAGGATTAGGGACGAAGAGAGTGGGTTTGAATTTTACCCGCTCATGGACACGATGGCCACCCTTGTACCCGCGATAGAGTAAAGAGTTGCCGTACCGTGTTACGTTTGTATAGAATTCCAAGTGTTAACCTCCACATGATTGAGTATATTATACATCAGTCTTAAGCGAAAGTACACAGTTAAATGATAATCTTTTTATCTTGTGTGATAACCTTGGAGAACATCTGTTGGTACTGCTTACGTAGTCCGTCAACAGGATCAACAACAAACATAATAAAGTTAGATGCGATAGTCATTCCTTTAGGAGCATCTGAATACGCCATAAAGGGAGCCAAGCCGAGAGAGTTTTCTTGAGTGGGGATTAGGATTGCAACGTCTTTCAAAGTGAAATGATCTGGACCACCAGACAATTCGCACATAAGTTCTTCGCCAGTTGCTAGGCGTACGATTTTAATTTCAGACATATGAGTCTCCATAATAAAGTTAAAAAGAGGGGCGAAATGCCCCTCTCGAGTTTAGTCTTTCTTTGATACGAAAGAATACATTTCTTTGGCTTTTTCCATAAGGTCATCCATAGAATACATAGTGTATGCCTTCTGAACTTCCTCGACGGTTTTTTTGCCTTGTTCGGCCATGTTTTCAACAAACTGAATATTCATCTGACACTGTTGGTCCATATATTCTTTTGCAAGCTGAAGCATTTCTGCGCGGATTTCGAATGGGTTCTTGTTCATTATTTCATCACCTTGGCTGCGGTTTCACCGCTTGCGTTCATAAAGTCAGACATTGATTTCATTGCCACTTTAGTAAAAGCGGTTTGGGCTTCAATGAAAGCGTGAAGTGGTGCAGACAATGTTTTGTCTTTTACCAATGTATCAACCGCAGTTTTCTTTGTAGATTGAATGTGGTCGATAAAGTAGTTAGTTGTAAAGTCATTAAACATGTTAGTTATCCTGTGTGTTGTGTGATAGATGGGAGGCCTTTCAGCCTCCCAAGATATTTATTTTTTTAGCTTTTGAATCTGAAGCATACATTGTTTTGCTTCTTCATACATACCATGATTTGCCAAATGAGCAGCAGCTCGTGCGTAGCCAATGATCTCACAGTGAGTCATAAACTTTGCGCCTAGACCAGCAAATGGGCTGGTGATAAGGTTATAAGCGATAGCCGTCATTACAAACCCCTCCGTTTCATATCTGCAGAACCATGTGCGATACTGTAGATATCACCACGTGAAATACCGATATCATTAAGCTCTTTAGTAGTAAGTGCATTCAACTCTTGAATGGTCTTTGCTACCTCTCTAGCATATTTGTATGATTCGCGTAAACTCACGATGTGTTTAAAAAGGATCTGGAATGGATTTCCCAGATTCGGTAAGTAGTTGACTAATGTGGTCATTGTGTGTTTCCTCGTTTTTTCCAATTGAAATTTTACGAGGACGCTTTTCGTCTGGAAGTACAACCTTCAATTGCACAGCAAGGATTCCTTCTTTTAGATCAGCTCCGTGTACGTGTACGTACTCAGACAGCCTAAAGGTTCTATGGAACTTCTTAGCAGAAATACCCTTGTGGATATAGTTTCTGCCTTGACTTACATGTTCACCTTTTACCGTTAACGTGCGGTCGTTTACTTCGATCTC